GTTTTATTGTTTCTACTAAACCAAGGTTTTGTAGAAATAATGCGACATTCGGTATATCCGCGCCGTTCCGGTCTTTAGCCAGTCGCGCATTCGCATTATCCATTACGATCTTAACTGCCGCAGGGGTGGCGGCCTGCGTTTCACTGGTGCTGTTCACCGTACTATTAAGTTGTACAAGCCCCTTTCGTTGTGTCGTGCCATCGAGGACACCAATGGATTCACGCGACGTTTTTTGTGCTTCCGCGCCCCGCGTTTTTATCTCTTTCAGGTTCTGGTCAATGCGCAGAAATAACCCGTCGCCGGTTGCAACATTCAGCGTGATATTTGAGGTATCTGATACCGCCAGGCGAAACTGCATATTAACGCTGACACCACCAACCGGCTTATCGATCGATGGGCAGTTTGCCACCGCGTAAAGCTCTCCGGTGTCAGTCATTAAACCGACTTCGCGAACGGTGAATCCACCAACCCCGGTCGGCAGAACGATTTTTGCCATTAACTGCGTGGACTGTTCCGGGGACACCACCAGCTCAGCGATATCTCCCCGGTACGTTTCATTGATCAACCGGATTTGTGCCGGATCGGGTTTGACCTGCTTGCCATTACTGTCACCCACCACAAAGTGAGTCAGTACAATCAGGCGACCACTGGCCAGCGCCTCCGCCTCCAGTTCTTTACCCCGGTTAGTGATAATTGAGTAGTAATCAGCCATGAGATTCCCCGGCAAAAATGTCCACATCGATATGCGCTGTTGTCGCACCCGAAATATAAAAAGCCCCGTCCATACCCACATTCGCCATCACATCGATTTTGCTCAGATAGCTGCGCAGGTTCTTGGCCCGCTCGGTAAGCTGGCGGATCTGATGATAGAGAGCGTCGCTGACCCCCTCACTGCTCTGTACTTCGATCCGGAAGGTGTAAGGTTCAGCGCGCGGCGTGTCTTCCCACCACTCAACCACGGTCGTGGGCAGGTTTACGGAGCCGAGGGAACGACGTACCGCCCCGGCCGTTCCCCTGTGCTGATGCACATAAGCGGCATCTTTTATCACCTGTCGCTTCTGCGCCTCTGTCCAGCCGTCATCCCAGAAATCAACGGCATGCTCCCAGGCCAGCCAGGGGAGAAGATGCGCCGGACAGGTGTCAGGATTTTTGGACTTGCGCACCATATTGGTATCGAGGGTGGCGATCTGCTCAGCGCTGGCCTGCTCCTGCGCCCGCTCTTCATGAAATGCGCCAGGAGGTAGCAGAGATCGAAACTTAGCCGTCATTGCTGCTTACCTCCGTGCGGGTGACATTAATGGCGGTACACCAGGGCGCTTTACCCGGTTCCGCTTCCAGATCTGCTACCGGAGAAATCAGCCTTACCCGGACCACACCGGATTGCTGCAGCGCAGCATAAATGGCGGACAGCGGGACGACGGTTTTAATCCGATGGGAAAGCGTGGTGTATGACCGTAATACATCGATGGCATTATTCAGCACCGTACTGGCGTCCGGTCCTTCCGGGATCTCCAGCTCTGCCGTAACGGCATAGTTTTCAATCGTGGCACTTTTAACCGTCACGTAGTCCGTTAACGGGCGGATTTCATCCGCATTCAGTGCGCTGTTAACCTTATCAAGCAGGGGCTGCCCCGCCGCCCCATCCCCGGTACGTGACAGGACATAGACATCAACGTATCCGGGCCGGTTATGGGTTTCCGGCCCATAGGCATCGGCATCCAGCACATCCGTATCGGCAGACTTCGCATGAAAGCGGTATGAATTACGCGCGCCTGCTGTATTCAGCTGCGCCCATGAAAGCTGGATACGTTCACGAAATGCCGCATCGTCTTCCAGTTCAGGCTCCACTGGCGGAATGGCAAGCGGATCGCCGGGCTTAATCACCTGCCGTTTAACGTTGAATGCGGCGCCTATCTGGTCAAGGTCAGCCTCTTTTGCACTCGCGAGAAATACCGCCCGCACAGCATCATTAACCCGCTGGAACGCCAGCGTCAGCTGGTAGGCATTCACCTCCCCCTGTTTAAACGTCGGATCGGATTCCACCAGCGCATCAAACTGCTTATCAAGTTCCCGCAGGCGCGCCAGCCACCGGGTGAAGATTTCAGTCGCATCCGGCACCACAATGGCATCCGGTACGTCCAGTTCGGACAGGTTGATCACGTCATAGCCGCTTGCCATAAATCGTTATGTCTCCCGTTCTGACAGGTAAATTGGTTTCCTTGTTGATCCCCTCAATATCCAGCACACAGCCGGACTCCTCTTCAGGAAAGGAAACAAGCACACGTGTTACCTTCAGCCGCGTCTCCCACCGGGCCAGTGCGGTCGCAGACGCAGCAATTATTTGTAGCCGGGTCAAATCATCCCGGGGGTTATCCACCAGCGAAAACAGATCACTGCCATAGTCCCGGACAAGAACCCGGCTCCCGATGGGCGTGGTCAGTATGTCGCTGACCGACTGGCGCAAATGGGCGACGCCGGACAGGCGTTTTCCGGTCCGGTTGTTTACACCGTTCATGATTAAATTCCGTTGCTGAGTCGCCGGATGGCGGGAGGGTTAACCGAAGTAGGACGGGCCTGTTTTGTCCTGCTTTTCTGATTTTTTCGAAGCCGCTGCGGGTTTACGAATATCCACGACAAGGTTGTAGGTGTAGCTGAATCCTGCTGACGTCAGAGAAAAGACCAGAGACTCAACCACCCAGGCCCGATCCTCACGGGAGCCAAAACCGGAAGTCGACACACTTGCTTCTGCTGTCAGCGGAACATGTTTCGGGCGACATGGCCCCGTGAGCGTCATTTTCTGCTCGTTACGCTTCGCCTGTGTTTTCCTGGAATTTGCCTGTTGCTCGGCGGTGTTTCTCTCCGACTGGGTATAGGGATTGGTCATCGCCGGGCCATCATGTTCAACGGAGGAGGTCTTTGTCGTACCGTCCTCCTCGTCGTAATAACGCACGCCGATTTTCTCTTTAGCTTTTCCTCCACTCCCTGTAGCTTTACCTGTCGAACTCCCCCGCTCACCTTCACTGTAGGACCAGTTTGATACTTCATCCGGTGTGATGGTGATCCCGCCAGTCTGTTTCCCTGAAGCCGTTGCCGTGGCCCCCTGCTGTAAAAAAAGCCAGTAGCCTCCTGATGGTTTGCTCACTGCGTTGTAGTCACGCGCAAGCCTTGCGAGCAGGTTGGCATCGGATTCCGCCACCTGATCGATATGGCTGATATGAATATCTTTGAGCGCGTCGGCCACGCGGGGAATAAGCCCGTTATCGGTGGCCACCGTTTTGACAATATCGGCAAGACGAAGGTTATCCCAGCTCCGGGTTTTCTGGCTTGTCACATCTCCGGGTTGTTTCTGGGCGTTCATCGGCGCAGCGGTTGCATAAAGTTCGATACGCCTTGGTGGGCCGCTGCTCGAGACACCACTGACAACAAACCAGCCTTTATCGATCAGTTGATCATTGAATCCCAGAGCAACCCGAAGCCGGGCACCTTTAGTGGGAAGCGACAGCGTTTCAGAGATGAGGCTGATTTTCAGTTCATCTGCTTTCGCTGTTGCCCCACCATAATCCGTCAGGGTCAGTTCACTCAGGCATTGTTGCAGTACCCGGGTTATATCTTTCCCTTCGGCCTGAATGCTGAAGGCCGGCGCATATTCCGGCATCGCTGTCTGATCTGCCATATCAATCCCATAAACTGAATGGCGATTCCGCTACGGGCGTCACCAGATCCGGCAGAGTGATGTACAGGCCGGAAGGATACATAGCCCCCTGATCCGCCAGCCCCTGATTAGCTTCAAGAACCTGAGTCACCGAGTCTGACAGATTTTCAGTACCGTAATGCACGGCACAAATTGCATCCAGGACATCTCCGTCACGGGTTTGATAGATCGTCGGCATAGTGTTTTAGCGTCATCGTCCAGTTTTTGTTTCGGTGACCGCCACCCGGTAAAAACTTACTCGTCGTGTCTGAAAAGTCGGTCACCACCCACCACCCCAGTACATCACCTTCTCCGCTGACAAGCTGCTGGGGTTTCGCCTGATCGGCAAGATCAAATAAATCATTCACCCCTTCCACCCCTTTACGGAAAAAGGCGTGAGACTGCCCTTCGAGTCTGACAGTACGCCCGGGCTTTCCGGTGTACTGAAGAAGGTCCTGTTTGCCGATGCGTTCCTGTTCACTCCAGCGCCAGCTTGCCTCACGGGTGAGCTGATGATAAGCCGCTGTATCAATCGAAAAGGCGAAATTCCCCAGCATCATCATCACGCGGGCTTCCTGCCCACCCCGTAATGCGCCTGCACTGCGCTGGCCGGAATCTTCAAATATCGGGATAATTTCACTCACCAGACAAGTCCCCCATCCAGAAGGCTGTTATCACCATTAAAGGCTGAATTGTTTTTCGTCACCGTGGTCACTTCATCGGCAATGGCTTTCTCATCCTGTCCCGGCGCAGCATTAATTTCGAAGTGGTATTCAAATTTGCGGTTATCAGTTATCTGCCGTGATGGCGGCTGCTTATCCAGTACATCCATTTTTTGAAGCAGGCTTTCCCAGTAACCGCCCGTGCTCTCGTCTTTCAAAATGACCGACTCAGCAGGTGATCTGTCTGTTGTCGTAACATTCCTGTCCTGCTGCACGACGGGAAGAAGGGGAGCATTCGGATACTTATTCCCTGCGCGGGCGCTTTCTCCTTCCCCCTGGCTGTACGTCAGACCTGCTGGTTCTCTTTTCCACTGACTGGCAGATGTTACCGGCTCATGCGAGTAATTATCCCAGGCTCCGGCACTGCTTTCCGGATCCTCTTTAACGGTTTGCGCGACATGGTCCTTGTTTTGCTGTAGTGCCGCATTCCAGTTTAAAAGCGAGTCGCCGCCTTCCGGTGACAGGTATTTATCAAGCGATTTGTTAAATGTCTCATCATCAGAATCAAAGCCAAACAGTCCCCGGGTGGATTCCCAGGAGTGTTTAACCTCTTGCGGCAGGTCAGGACGCTCTTTCAGTTGTTGGTCAAACCATTCCCCCTGTCCGTTCTGGCTTGCCCTGAAACGTGCTCTTTCTACCCCATTTGCGGCAAGCGTTTTGAGGACGTCACGCTGATCATTACGGTCATCTGGCAGCAACCAGGACAGTTTTTTAGCCAGCGCGTAAATAATTTTGCCGACAAAAACCACCCCCTGTCCGAACGACAGAACGCCGGGATAGAGGTCGTTTCGCAGGAAAGTCACAATGCGCTTGATCCCGCCACCTTTGAACCAGTCAGCAAGATCATTCGTCAGATTACGGATATCAGGTGCAAGCTCATTTCCCAGTTGCCCGGAAATTTCAGCAACAGCAGAAGAGAAAACAGTGCGGAGATTATTGATAGCCTGATTACCCGCAACCGCCCCATCAGCCCCCTCTTTGGTCACAAGGTTGTAGCGCCGCTGTTCGTCCATCAGGTCGCGGTAGCTCCGGCCAGACTGCTTGATAAGCATCAGCAGTTTGCTCGCTTCCCCGCCAAAAAGAGAATCCAGTGCGAAGGAGGCTTTTGACTCGTCCTGAAGGCTGAGCGCCCGTTCAACAATTTTGTCGAACTGCGCCATATCGCTGAGCCCGGCAAAATCCCCCGCTTTGAAACCGAGCGTTTCAAACGCATCCTGCAGCGAGTCCTGCTTACCGTTCTGTTTATACTCCCCGGATTTGTGCAGATACTCTTCAAAGAGATCGCCAATGTTTTCCGCATTCATGTCGTACTGCTTCGCCAGAGAATCCCAGGCATTAAACGTGGCCACGTCCACGCCGTAACTTTTTGCGACATTAGTGCGGGTTGCCGTTTCAGCATTGGTGGCAGCTGGCGCTATCAGTGTGCCAAGTGCTGAAGCCACCACACCGCCACCGCCAATAGCCAGCCCGGATCCAAACATCCCGCCCACCTGCCCGGCGATCCCCAGACCGCGCCGGAACAGACCTTTACCGGCACCTTTGAATGCCTGAATGCGCTGTGCTTTTTGCATCTGTACATTCAGTTTCTGCTGCTCCGCCTCCGTTTTGCGGATTTCCCTGGAAACATCGGTATAGCGGCGCTTCAAATCCCCCAGGCTTTCACCGGCCAGTTTGGCGCGCTTGATTTCTGCTGCCAGTTTGGTCTGATCTTTTGTCAGTCGTTCAGACTGCTTTCCGACATCTTTCAGGCTTTTTTGCAGACCATCTGCAGATCGTTTCCATGAATTATCCAGGTTCCCGCCAAAGGTAATGACGGCCTTAAGGTTCTGGCTTATTCCGCCCACGGTTTATCGTCTCCAGTTCGTCGGTCAAAAAATCAGAGAAAGTGCTGAACGGCATATCGAGGTATTCCGCCATCGGAAAATGCAGTCGCCGCCCCAGAAATCTTATTGCCCGGAGGAGCCCGCCTTCGGTCGCTTCGCGGGCGGGAGCATAAAAACGTTAAAGGCATCCAGCAGCTGTGAGTAATCTGCCGCCGTCATCAGCCAGAGATCCTGTTCACTGAGATTGCACAGCAGCGCAATCATACGGGCTTCTTTCTCTTCTTCGTTGCCGCGGTCTTTGGCATGAGTGATGCGATCGCGAACCAGCGGTTCACGCATGGTGACTTCATTGATCACGACCCCATTATCAAGTGATACGGGGGAATACAGTTTTATAACGCGGGTTTCACCAGGAAAGCTCATAGGATGCTCCATAAAAAACGGCCCGCAGGCCGTTACAGTGGTGGGATAACAGTAAAATCAGAGACGCACTTTGGCAGCCAGGCCAGAAAGCACATCAACGCCATTCACCCGGCGGGCGAAACGCTCTGTGTCGATGGCGAACAGTTCGCGCCCGTCCAGTGACTGACGGTAGTAGCTGACGGCAATATCAACCGTCACGGCATTTTCGGAAAGCGTGTCCTTACTGCGCGCATCCGGCGTGACGGTCTGTACAAACCCCTCGATTTCCTCAACCGTACCGCGCGCAGTGCCGTTACCGAGATAGCCCTGATAAGCCGTAAAGCGTGAACGGCTGCCGCTGACAAAACCAAAGCTGGCCAGCATATCCGTATCTATCCCATAAAATTTAACCTGACAGGTCAGTGCTTCCATGCCGTCATCAACCGGAGTTGGCGCATCCTGTGCGCCGGTACGCAAATCCGTTTTAACAATAGCCAGAGACGGCGGCGTAAATTCATGCGCCCCCTGAATACGGCTCCCCTGCCGGAAGAAGGTCCAGACGCGTAGTGTGTTTTTATCGCTCATGCTGCAAGCATCTCCTCAAGCGCATAGTTATTGTTCACCCGGACGCGCAGGCTGATAAGTTCAGTCGGCGATTTCGGACCAAAGTCATAGTTGATGTACAGGACACCCGACGCCATGGTTTCCGCGGTGTTCAGTTCTTCATCCAGCCAGGCCCGGCCACCGAATATGGCGCCAAGACCGACCAGTTGCCGCATATAGGCATTGATGGTGCCGATAATGTCATCCGCATTTTCCCGGTCCAGTGGGCGGTCAACATACTCCAGCATGGTTTCCTGAATGCTGTCCTCAATAACATCAGCAGTACGGCGGACAGATTCAAAACGCCACTGTGGATTGGTAGCACACAGACGGTTCCCCCAGTGTTTAAAACCCGCCCGGCGGATAATGGTGGACACGTTCTGCATATTGAGCAGGTTTGCATCGCAGTTCTCATCCCCGAGGATAAATTCATCGATCTGCTCAACACCGAGGATGTTGTTGATGTCCTGGTTTGACTTGCTCCACCACCAGCCTTTTTCAAAGTCGATGCGGGCGCGTAACCCGGCAGCAAACGCAGAGTAAGGACGATAAACCAGCTGGCCATCTGCATCGCTCGCCTGGACCCGCGGGCGCAACAGTTCAGTTCGTGCGCCATAGGACTGGCGACGCTGTACCACTTCCTGCAGCGTCGCACCGGAGGCGCAGTCAACATATGCAACGGCGCGCAATTTCCCGGCCACGGTTTCCAGCCCCTTACCAACCGCATCGTCCTCACTGAATCCCGGCGCTATCACAATACGCGGCTGGTACGTGGTAACAGATTTCGCTGAAGACAGGGTGCCGATCCCCTTCAGTACCGCAGCGCGTCGTTTTGCCACATCGTTTTCATCTGCCACACGCACCACCACCGTCAGCGCATTACGCTGATCGTTAATGTCTGTCAGTGCCTGTTTCAGCGTACCTTTTTCACCCAGGCGGGATAACAGCGTGGTGCCGACGACCGCCACCGGCGTATTGAGTGGAAAGGGTTCATCTTCACCCCCCGCCAATTGCAGGCTGAAGGGCTGGACAATCCCGTCACCGCGCCCGCTCGCACTGACTTTTGCGCCATCAACACCACCGACAGCCTCAGCAACGTCTCCGGGTTTAGCCGTGATAACACCGTGCTCATCACAACCCAGCGTGATGTTCAGTGTCAGCGATTCAGGATCCCAGCTTGCTGACGTCACAACCGCAGCAGGATTTTCGGCTGCCGGCTGTCCGGCCAGCGCAGCGACATTGATGACATTGCCTTCCCGCCCCTTAATGGTTGCCGTGAACTCGATAACGTTATCGAGAATGGGTGTACCGGATGATCCCGATGCGGCTGTTCCCCCCGATGCATCAGGTGCCGTTCCCACCAGGCCGATAATGGCGGTCTGAATCGTGGTAACCGCCACCGTACCCGAGGTGAGTTCAATAGTTTCAACGCCATGTAACTGAGACATGTTTTTTCTCCAGGCATAAAAAAACCTGCCGCAGCAGGTCACATTTTCTGATTTGGTTTATCGGTGAGCCCGCCGCTGTCGCCGCGGTGATCGTGGTTGTTAAAGACTTCACGTATCTTGCTCATGCTGCCGGATTTATCCGTTATCTCCTTTGACGCCCCGATATTCCCTGCAACCGACGTGTCAGCATTAATCTGGGTTTTGCCCTGAACTGTCAGGGTATCGGTAATTTCAACCGGACCATCCAGCGTGCCTTTACCGACAATTTTGTAAGTTCCACCATCGGCCAGCGTAATCGTCAGGGCATGCGCGTTTCTGTCATAACGGATCTCGGTCCCGTCGCTGTAACGCGTAATGTGCTCGCTGTCACTTCCTTCCGGCACCGGCAGCTTTCCCGTGTTCCATCCGGGAAACACCCGCCCGTTGTTGAGATCTCCGGCTTCGGACAGGACCGTAACCGCATCCCCCACGGCATAAGGATTTGAATCCGCGCGGTTAGTTCCGGAAAACCCCTGGCACAACGGCAGCCAGGTCGTGATGATATCCCCCAAATCCACCCGGCATTTTGGGATGCGATCATGCCTGACGGAGTGGATAACGCCGCGCCGGACAAGGTTCGCCAGCCTGCGCTGCAGGTCGCCTTCTATATCACTCATCGGGCTGAGCCTCCCAAATAAGCTGATAGTCATCCACGTGATTACGGCCCGTATCAGGTGCAGCACCCAGCCAGGCCTGCTGCAGAGGCATGCCATTGTTTGCAAAGGGGTCAGTACCAAATGCAGCCGCCTGGGTGAATGAAATACGCCAGACCAGATAATCATCCATTCGCGGATCAAACTCATCACGTTCAGCCGTGGTGAATACCGCAGGCTCAATATGGCCCAGACCAAACTGCTGCCCGTCAATCCACTGGGTAATATCGGCCGCTGCGGTTCTGACAAAAATCTCAGGCTGACTCACACCCGATCCGGCGGCATCCACCACCACGAAGAGATCACAGGTTAAATTAACGCTCAGTTGCCCCTCATTACCTCCGCCCGGTTCCCAGCTGTTAATCGAGAAATAGACCGCGGGTGTGGTCAGGCCCGAAAAGCGGGGAACATTTCGTTCCGGATACGCACCGGCATCACGCACCCATCCGATTTTTTTTAATGCGTCAGTCACAGCATCGTGATACCGCCCCAGCAACAGTGGCTCGGCCATCGTTCGTTACCTCAGACAGAAATACGGGCTTTTACGCGCCCGCGAATGTCGGTTTCAAAGTGATGCATAAAAATCTCCATCGCTTCCGCAAATGCGTTGTCTTCGATGTAGTTCAGCATCGGTTCGTAGATATCCATTTCTGCTTCGCGTGTCCGGCGGGTCAGGGGATCGCGAATAACCACCGTCCGGCGATTATCCCGTTTTGAACGGGACACCTCCCCGTTTTCAAACGACCGTTCGCTCAGCAGATTACCTTTCGGGGAAAATCCGGCGTTTTCTGCCTGGCGCCGCGCTTTAATAAAACGCCCCGTGTTGCGGTCACGCCGGGTATAGTGCGGTCGCATCCGCCCGTTGATTCGTCCTTTAAGGTCTTTCACCTTAATGGCATTCAGCCCGAACCAGAGCCGGAAGTTATCCAGTTGCGATCCCCTGTCCAGACGAAAAGACAGCAGACGGCGCCGGACCAGATCCATACTGCGTGGGGCCAGCCCGTCTTTCAGATCCGCCATCGCTTTCTTTCGCAGCGTGGCGGCAGTTCGCCTGAGCGCGCGCGAGTATGCTGCACGGAACTGTTTTTGCGTCGCACCGATACTGTCCGCAATTCGCCAGATAACATCCACATCAATATCGACGGGTAAATCCCGCCGCAGTCGAGACTCCCGCGCCATATCAGCTCCATTTATCGATCTGAGGCTGTGTTTTGCCGGGTTCCCCATATGCCAGCGTGACGCGGGTCCGCCCTTCTTCATCCGCGCCGATATGTGTCACCCGGTAAGGGATGGTATTGATCACCACACCGTCATGTTTTTCGAGACCGGAAATATCCGCAGTCATTGCACTGAACGCCGGGGAATGGTTCTGAATTTCTCCGCCGCCCGGTACACCCGACAGCGCATCCGGTGATTCAAAAATCACGGTCACCAGACGCGGGCCTTCACCCGTTTGCAGGCATGCAGGGACTTCTTCGGCAAACGCCCGGTTAATCCGGGCATCTGCTTTAGCCAAACGCTCCCGGAACCGGCTCATCAGAACCCCAGGCGGACGGCAACATCAGCATCATCCGCCTCAGTTGCTCCCCAGGCGGAACCAACAACCGGGTTTGGCGTTGCATCATCGCCTTTTGCCACCGTCAGCTTGCCGCCAGCCAGATACAGTTTCTGGCCTGCCGCAATTTCTTCTGCCGCTTTAGGCAGCACAAAAACACCGGCCATATGCAGTGTTCCCCATTCGCCAGCAGGAATATCGCTGTGTGCCACCCCGGCAATTCCGCCGACCGCCACCAGCGCACCGGATGAAACGGCATCAACACCCGCATTGTGATAATCCAGTGTGGTACCGTCCTGCTGATAGTTATTCGCCATGTTTTTTCTCCATAAAAGGAAAAGGCGACCAGCGCCGCCTTCAGGGATAAAAAAACCGCCAGGCGGCGGTCGTTATTTTTTGGTGACTTTAACCAGCCCGCGCCAGTCAAGCGGGGCCACACCCGCATCAATGCGCACCTTGAATGCGGCACCGTCCACAGTAAAGCCCTGCTGCTGTTCCAGATATGGCGTGTCGATACCGTCCAGATAGGCCACTTCAATGGTGTCGCGCCCCTGCGCAGCAGTCAGATAAAAATCCGTCGGGCTGCTGTCATCCAGGCGGGCCTCAGAAGCCACTGTCACAAAGTTCTGGATCGGGTTAACGATCCCGCTGTTCGCGTCTGCGCCCGGTACGCTGGCGGACTTAATCAGCTGGTTTGCCCGTGACTCAATTGCGACTGGCGTCAGCATGTAGGCCGGACGAATATTCAGACGACGATCGCCGGATTTTTGCAGCAGCATTGCCTTACGTGCAATATCCAGCCCTTCAATACTTAGATCGGCTGCAACAAGGTTGCCATGATCGGCGTGGAACAACGGCTTACCGTCCGACATTTTCGGATTGCTGGTCAGTACAGCCCAGACCAGATCGCCGACGGTGGCTCGCGCAGCAAGCCCCATTGCCTGCGGGATACGCGTCAGCATATCCAGGTCGTCGTTGATGATAGTCTGGCGGTCAATGCTGAAAAGCTCACCATAGGTGGCCAGTGCAATCGGCTCACCGCGATCTTTAATGGTGACATATTTATATTCCGCCCCGGCGCGAACCTTACGCAGCGATGCCAGTGATTCCAGGCCAACGCGGTGCGCGGTTTTGAAATCGGTCAGTGTGCCTTTACGGGTCCACTGTTCGAATGTTTCGCTGGCCTCATCCCAGCCAAGCAATGCCGCCTTATGCGCCACATCCATCAGGATATTGCCGAAATCGCTGCTGCTGTGGGTGAACGCCAGCCCAACCATCGCCTGTGCGGTACCGACACCAGAAATACCGATACCACGATCCACCAGCGAGGCGCGGGCCAGTTCGCGCAGGGTATACCCGTTGTAGGCGTTATCTTTTTCTGCCTGCGCATAGCCCGCACGGTTCATCACCGCTGCACGAATGGAATCACCAACAATATTCCCGTTACCCGCATGGATGTGAACTGCACCCGGTCCGGCACTCGGGGTCGTCCCTGCCGCCAGCGCATTGAGCAATTTGGTGCGGGCCTGTTCCGCTGAGCAGGAAATATCCGTGATGCATTCTGCTTTCAGCGAGCCGAAAGCAGGAAACGCATCAAACACAGCGGAAACTGCGCTGACTCGTTCAGTATTCGCCGCCTGCATCTGCTGCTGGAGCTGGGCGGCCAGCGCGGTAATGTCGATATTTCCCGCCAGCGGTTGCTGGGCTGGCTGCGGTGTTGTTGGGTTATTTGCGGCCTGCGGAGCCGGATTTTGTGCGGGTTGCGGCTGACTGACAGGAGCTTCGGCGCGCGGCCCAAAAAGGTTGTTAATCTGTTCTGGCATATTCTGGTAATCCTTCAGTTTATTTTGATTCACACAGGCCGCGGCCTGCAGTTCTGGTTCAAGCGTGTCAGCAAAACCTTTTTCCACCGCCTCCGCGCCATTAAGCCAGGTTTCAGCTTTCAGCATCGCCTCCAGTTCTTCCTGCCCCAGCCCGGTCTTGTTCATGTAGGCACTGAGCATCAGCGCTTCATTACGATCAAGCCAGGCAGCGTAGTCACGCATATCATCGGAATCCCCGGCGATCCCACCCCACGGCTTGTGTACCATCAGCCAGGCATTTTCCGGCATATGCACCGTGGCACCGGGCAGGCAGACAATCATTGAAGCCATACTGGCAGCCACGCCGTCCACCCAGATATCCAGCTTCGCCTTCAGACGGGACAAGGTGTTAAAGATGGCAAATCCCTGCATCACATCGCCGCCCGGGCTGTGGATATGCAGATCGACGGCGCTGGCCTCAAACACCCCGGCTTCCTTACAGTCGGAGACGAACTGCTGAGCGGTAATCCCCCAGCCGCCGATCACGTCATAGAGAAATATTTCCACACGCCCTGCAGCCAGGGCGCGTATCTCATACCAGCACTGACCGTTTGCGGCATCGATACCAGCCACACTGGCGCGGGGATTAATCATCGTCCCGCGACGGGGCGGGCTTATCATTTGCTGCATCAGGGAGCACTCCTTTATCGTTGGCGGCGTCTGAGTCGAACACCAGCCCGTTTTCTCGGTTGAATTCGGTTTCACGCATACGCTGTCGCTTCACCTCCTGGGGGGATTGCCCACGGGCGCGGATCCACTCCGCTTCAGTTCCCGCACCACCGCGCACAATTCCCCGCCAGGCCATTGCCTCTTTTACAGGGTCAATCCACGGCATAACCGGGCCAAGATAGGTCGCATTAAAGAGGGTTGTTCGATCCACATCCGGTGGGATATCTGTCGTTAACAGCGCCATCGCCAGCCAGGCGCGGTATACCGGGCGACTGTGTTGGCCAACAAACCATTGCTGCAGTACGTTATAGCCTTCGTAGCTTTCCACCAGTTCCTGGCGCTGGGCGCTGTATGTGCCATTGTAGTCACGGGCAATACTGGAATAGCTTCCCCGGCTTCCGGCGGCAACAGCACGTAATTGCCCGTTGCGAAACTCATGAAGATGGACATTCGGACGATTGGACTCGACCATGCCCAGATCTTCGCCCGGTGCCAGATCGTCAAAAATCATCCCGGGCGCGATATCAAAATAGCGGTATTTATTTTCTGACGGCTTCCAGTCATCTTCTTGCGGGAAAGTAGCGGCATCACCTCTCTTGATATAAAAGCCCAGCGCGGCAGCGATTCTTGCGGCCACGCGCTCACTCTCTTCATAATCCTTAATGTCGCCAAGGCGGCGGATCACGCCGTGTAACAGACTCACCCCGCGTAACTGATGAAGTCGTTTTCGCTGCGCGAGATGCAGCATATTCTCAGCAGCAACAGTTTTCAGTTCTGCGCTAAAACGCGTCATGTTGGCCGGATGGAATTTATATACCCGGTAGCCTGTCGGACGTCCCCAGTTATTCACAATAATGCCCTGACGGATCTGCTGCCCCGAGGTGCTGTTAAGGTTCATCGACACAAAGTCAGCCTCAAGCAACTCCAGAGAAAACGGCACACTGGTCGAGTGAGTCAGACCAGCAACTGGCCCTCTCACAAGCTGGGTAAAAATTTCACCATCACGCAATGCGGAACGCAGCGCCAGCCGTTCCGCTTCCGGGCGGGTAAACATCCCGGTCACTTCCGGGCGAACGGACCATTCGGACCAGAGCGCAGAAATCTTTGCCGCAAATTCTTCATGCAGTTTTCCGTCCAGCCCCAGTGGCTGCGGTTCAACCTGAATCCCCTGGGCACCAATCACCCGCTCCTCGAGCTTATCCAGCAGACCAATTACAATGTCATGGTCTTCATCCAGCGCCCGCGCCTGCTCGCGCAGTGATACACCAGCAACACCAACAGCAGTGTCAGCAGCGCGGCTCTCGCGCTTCGTTTTATTAAGCCGGGAAGGCCGTGCCGCATCGTATGCCTTCAACAGCATTTTGTTTCTGGCGCGCGCGACTGCCCACCCTGGCGCAATCGCACCAAGTGCTCTGTCGAAAATACCCATGGAAGACCTTAATTAAATCTGGCGAGTTTGAAAGATCCACCGCGACGGTTCACGGCAACCCAGCGTTTTTCCCAGTATTCCAGCTCTCTGCGAAGCGCCACGGGATCATGGTTAGTTATGGCGCGACCATTTACGCCCGTAAAAGACACACTTTTCCCGTCCAGGGAATCACGGTATGCCTGGCGTACAGTTACCAGCATCTGCTGAATTTCTGATTTCGTCACAGCCAGCCTCCGTTATCACTGACACCCAGCCAGCCACCAGAAAGCGGGCTCGACGGTTCAGTTACTGAAACAGAAGACGAACGTACAGGTACCGCTTTTTTCACAGTAATCTCCCTGGGGCGCTCCCCGTCAATGATGTTTGAATTACACTCCTGAGCAGCTGCCCATGCAGGAGGCTGTTCCCAGTCCCGGATTTTTTCATAACCACGCAGGACAGCGACGGCGTGGGCATAACAGAAAAGGTCAAAGGCTTCGTTATTGCCTTTTCCGGGCTTGCGCCATTTTCCGTCCGTACCGCGTTCTTCGTAGGTCAGTTCTTCGTAGAACCACTCCCCCAGCCAGTCAGGAAAATGGATATACCCGGCACCGGGTGTTTCACGCTCAAGGTTGTTACTGAGCTGATCTTTTAGCAGGTCTGTCTGCAACAGATATACCGGAACCTCACCACGCGCATCCGCCCGGCGATCGCTTCGGCCTGTGTTGTCAGGGTGCGTTTTGGTAATGATTTTCTGGCGTCGGGTGCTGTCACCTTTTATCAGGTAAACCCGTTTACCCAGTCCGTCACGACGACACTGGCGCCAGAATTTATAGGCGTTATCCGTTACCCCATCTTCCCCGCCGCTGTCGACAGCCATTGCAAGAATTGGCATCCGTCGCGAAGGGTCTGACTGCAACGCATAGGTTTTTTCGAGGACATCCGTGATGAGCAGCTGCCAGTCTTCCGGATAGGATCCGGGATGCACCTGCTGCGCCTCACCATTTTCATCACAACGCAGGGACTGGCGGATGTTATAGCGGTCCACCAGCCAGCGTTCGCCGTTTTCACCGTACCCGATGATCTGGACGACAAAACGGCGCTTCTTCCCGCCCTGCACATCCACTGACGCCAGAAGAAAACGGACTTTCGGCGGCACAAGTCGTTTGCCATAGTCTTCTGCCCGCAGCATCAGCACGTCAGCACGTCGCTGCTCACTGGCTGCACGGGGAAGATAAGGCAGCCCCCAGTCAGTATTTATTACCGTCTTGAGCGTTTCTTCACTTCCGGTGGCCTCATAGTCCTGTTCCGCCGTCAGTAATTTGTAGACCAGTTGCGCCCATGTCTGGTATGCCGCCGCTGGTCCCTCCATCCAGAACGAGGCAATGCGCGAGCGTCGGGCTTCTCCGGTGATATTGCCTTCTCGGTCGATAGTCTGTCCCTCTCTCAACCAGACACCCTTTCCGTTCAGTTCCCGCTTCCTGTCGGCGGTAATCATGCCGCTACAATGCGGACAATCAATATGCGCCGCTTCACTGGCCTTTACCGGGTCAGACGTTTCCCGGTAGCCTGTCATCGCCTCCATGGCCGGTTGAAAGTATTCCCCGCAATGTGGACATGGCCAGTACCAGCGACGACGATCGCCGCGGTTATATAAAGAAAGAATCCCGGTCGTGGGAGGGGCTTCGTGAGGTGACTTTCTCCGCCACTTCGTATTGGTGATTTCCCTGCCCGGTGAACTCTCGACCAGCGTCATCCCCGCCGACATAAAGGTGGTGGTACGTTTTGAAGCAAGCGAAAATCCGTCCCCTTCCCCGTCGATATCTTCCGGGAAGCGATCGTAATCCGTCAGCGCCACACACTTAAAATCTGAGGACGACATGATGTTGATAGACGGCCAGCCTATCTTCAGGTAGTTCCCGGCAAGGAAAGTCCGGTCATGCACGTTGTTGTCATTGCGTGAAGGACTCAGCCGGCACGCCACCTCCGGGCTGACACGAAATGTTCGGGCCAGACGTTTTTTTGAGTGTTCGCGCGCTTTCTCTTCCGTCATCTGAATGATGAGCATGTCAGACGGATCGCAGACAACGTTGTACACCACCCAGCCATCAATCAGACCAATGGTTTTACCCGTTCGGGCAGGGCCAACAAAAATGACAGCATCATATTCGCGTGATGCCAGGCAATTCATCGGCTCCACAACATAAGGGGCAAGATTAGGATCCCACTCAACGGAGTTACCCACGCCGACCGGAACACGCATATATTTATGTACGGCTTCCGCTACAGGCATTCGGCGCGGTGCTCTGATGATCCCGGCAGTGTTTTTTCTTAGCTCCGCCGCCGTGGCCTGTCGCATGGCTTACTCCTCTTCTGGCGAACTGTCCTCCTGTTCCGGCGTATCTGCCTGCTCAACCTTCAGGGCTATCTGATCCCGCAGGTCATCGATGACTTTTTGAACCCGAACGACAGCTGCAGGCGTCATCGCGCAATCACGTTCAAGAATATCCGGCAGCGTTTCCAGCACCTGAACGACGGCTTTTGCCATTGATGAAAATTCTCGGGTCACTGTCGATGCCGGGATTAACTCACCTGTTTCCTGCTGGAATTTAAGCCTCTCGCGTTCAGACTGAAACCACGCCTTACGATCCGGCGGTAACATCTTATCGATATCCACCAGCTCGGGTGCCGTGGTCCGGCCCAGCAGTTCCCGGAGAATATCCACGACAGAATAAAGCTTGAGACGAGAATTACTGCCCGGAGCAGGCTCAACGTTATTCAGCTTGCTGGAGATCGTCTGGCGATGAAGGTCGGTCACCGCTGCAAGTTGATTGATGTTGAGGCGAAGGTTTTTCAGTTCGTTATCCATGATGATGAACAATATTTAACCATTTCGACATCGTGAATAATTTCACGACTGAAATATCAACAAGTTAAGGGAATGATGATGATGCCGATAAAATGCAAAAAACCAGCCGTTTTCCGCGTGTCCTCGCCCCCTCGGTGTTCAGAGTCGCCAGGAGGACCCGCGCAAATGATAGTAATTATCAATTGAAGGGTGTAAAAAAGGCCGCTAAATGCGGCCCATTGTCGTTAATTCAGTTGGTGTTTTTTTAGTAGTTGCTCTTTCTTTTCCCGATAGCTATCGGCCTCTGAAATAATCTGTTCAGCAGTCTTTCCATTCAATATGACTAAACGCATTTTATCGGAAGAATAACTGCCATCGTTATTAATGATGGCTTGAGTATCGTAATAACTTAAAGTGTCCAGAATTGCCGATTTAAGTTCTTCTTTCTTTGCATCAGAAAGTGACTCAACAACCTTCTCGCCAGAGTAACGCAAAGATTCCTGGCTTGAACCATCAAACTTTGGCGCGTTATCACAACCGGCAACGAGCAATGATAATGTTAACGCAATTACATATCTGATTTTCATTTGGTGACCTCATCCCTAACGGTAGGAGAAGTCTAACGAATAATCACGATGTATCACATAGCATTATCCCTTGCTCTGGGAGAATACCTGCTATTGTTTGACTCTCTCACTGAGTCGTAAACACGCTCACATGTCATTCCAGCCCGGTAGCTTTCGTCAGATCGCTCAGCATAATATCGAGCTTCTTCTGCAAGGCGTCCGAGCATGTCGGCGAGCACTGCGGCGTCGGCTCCGGCTGTTTTGCTTCTGACGGCAGCGGCAAGATCTGAGGTGTGCTTTGCGGCGTCCAGGCGTGCGGCAAGCTTTGTTGCTTCGGTGCGCAACTGGCTAACAGTGGCAGACAGGCCAGCAGCAGTGGCAGCAGATTTAGCGGCTTGTGCTTGTGCATCTTTTACAGCCTCATCACGGGCAATTATGCGCCCTTGTTCAATCCAGCGGGCGGCAGTCTGCGCGTTCGCTTCCTGTGAAGATTCCATGCTATTACGGTCAGCCCACTTCTTTTGCCAGCCCCGCTCACTCCAGATGTTCCCAGCAAGAAATGCACCAGCCAACATCAGCAAAACAATGATTGTTTTCCACCGCGCCTTAACAAAAGCAAAGACCGCTGTCATACCAGCAACGCCGCCCGCGCTTTGTTATAACGACTATTTCTGTCGGCCAGTCCATTCTGGCCACCGTTGATGATCTGCGTTACACGGACAACATCACCTGAATACATCAGGCAACCACGTAATGTGAAATACCATGCAGCAGAACGGGCTGCATGCTTTTCCTGTGTCAGCAACTCTGGTGTGCTGATCAAATCAAGCTTCAGCGCCGCACCGCATTTGGCGTAGTTCTCGCGGCCGGTGATTTGAAGCAGCCCACGACCGCGATATTTCCAGCCATCACCCTGGCTGTTATTCCCCATGCGGTCACCGTAAACCAGATTGGCTATTTGCGGCTGGTGGGCAACCTGCTTACCATCGACACGCCCCAGCATTTCACACTGATACGACGTCAGGCGTTTACCAAAGGTTTTCTTCAGCCCCTCTACCGAGTAATTGAAGCTCTCGACCAGCGAGGTAAAACCAGCAGATTCATGCCCAACTTGTGCAATGAACATGGCCTGATCGTTAACTGCTGTGATTCCAAACTCTTTCATTGCCGCATCAATGTGCGGAAACCAGCGTGCAGAAAGCCCGGCGCTGATACCAGCCGCCTGCTGAAATTGTGATTGGTTCATTATTGCCTCAGATGATCAACCAGGCGTGCCACGTTGCCTCTGACGGCGACCAGCACAGACAGGAAAATAATGTTGGCCCCGATAGTGGCCCACGATGAATAAGGGTAGATACCGCACAGATATGCCAGCGGAACCGCGCTATAGATGACCGTAAGCAGCCACGCCAAGCGGGAAATCCATGGTCGATGTCGCGAATCGCCGCGACGATAAAACATCAGGGTCAGCACTACCCCAGCGCAAAGCAATGCATTTAAAGTTGCCGATGGGTCATTTTGTACCACCTGAACCTCCCCGGCGCGTTATCAGCGCCACCAGCGAGCCAACATCCTGATTATTCAGGAACGTCAGGATTTTGACGGCTAAAGCAGAAACGATTACGGCACCAATGGCATCCAGTGGTTTATCACTGTAGCCGGTAGCCTGAGCCAGCTTTGAACCCACCAGCCCGGAACAAAGGATCCCCGCGATATACGACACCAGAAAATATGCCAGTCGGCGCGCTGCACTTAGATCCGCTGCGGTTGCAATGTAAAATACAGCCCCGGCAAATGCGCCAAACACCACACCGTAATCGGTTCCGGACAGAAATCCATAGACGCTGCCCCCCGTCAGGACACCACCAGCCAGCCCAGTACCGGAAATCGGATCGGACATTTAGCCCCCTCTTAATT